CCCCTCAACAGTAGTAGGGTTAGTCGGTGCTGCTGTGTTATGCGAAAATAAGAATTGTATTGTAGCCTGAGAGGTTACATTAATAAATCCAAAAATTTTCAAACTACCTTCTGTAAAGTTCGGCGTTCCAACTGTTACGTTGCCTCCATCATGGCTAGTTGCTGATGCATTTCTAAAGCATGATGCAACATATGTGCCTTGATTATATCTACTTTCTCGAACACCATCAACGCTAACTGTCCCGCTTTGAGTTGAAAATCTGATTCTCGGACTTATGTTTGCCGAGACTTCGTTGTTTTTAACGAAAACATGATATTCAAATCGGTAGTCGCCAACTGGCAATACCTTAGTAAAAAGCGTATCGTAGTTGTTTAGAACAGTGCTTGATGTTGTTGAGAGTGTTGAGTAAATTTTCTGACCATAACGAGAGTCAGAAAGATCGCGAGTCATTACACTAGTGCCGTTCGATGCAGCTTGACTAGTCAACTCAACTTGCCCTACGAGAGATGGGCTAGTCAATGTGACTCCTCCAACAATCTTGGCACTCGTTACACTACCATCACTTGGTACAACCTGTCCTACTTGAACAGTATTGACTGGAGATATTACCACTGCTTTACTTCCATTTGCTAATGGACTAGTGAATGTAATATTTCCACCACTTACACCATAGTCAGCACCTGGCTCTTGTAATGCTCCATCAATAGCGACTATCAAAGCACTTGGATTAACTAAACCGCCAGCACCGCTAATTGCAAAGGTGCTAAGAACACCATTACCAGTAAGAGTAGTGCGAACAGGATCAACAACAGTTGCTACTTGTACACCATTTGAATAAAGATTAGCAGCAGAAATATTCTGCGAACTAACACTACCATTAATAGTGACATCACCTGTTACATTGAATCCTGATAGCTCATATTGCTTAATATCGATTACTGTGATGTTAGCAGACAAAGCATCAAGCTGTGTTGTATAGATTCTATCTGCTGATACGCTACCTGTAACAGTCACATTACCAGTAACTGTTCCGCCTGAGAGCGGCAGGTAATCATTTAAGAGGTATGATAAGCCGAGATATTGACTAGCAGAAATGGCTCCTACTACAGTAAGATCACCATTCATTGTGCCGCCATCTTGGTATTGAGTGGCGTTTGTCCCCCCACCAGAAGCATAAACAGCTACATATTTTCTTAAATCGGTTTTATAATTTTCAAATTTATCGTGAATTTTTTTATTCCAATCCTTTTCGATGGAGTCCCAATCTTTAACAATTGGCTTCCCTTTTTTGGATTCTAAAATATATTCAACTGGCTTTTCATTTTTGATTTTACGAATCTCAGAAAGCAATCCATTTCTACTTTCTTGAATAAGATCTTGAAAATATTTTCTCGCTTCATCTGTAATATCTAGAGTTTCTTCCTTTACTAAGGATAATTTTTCATCAAAATATTGCGTGATTTCTTGTTCTGTTTCTGAGATCTTATTATCAAATTTCTCAGAAATCTCTAAAATTCTCTTATCAACATTTCCTACGCGAGAGAGAGCTTTTTGAACGCCTTTGTTCAGTGAATTATTAAGTTCAATATTGGCATCACGAATTGCATCTAATTCTCTATTAACACCTTCAATTAAAGAAACATCAGCTTTTTCATTCAATTTATTGTTGAGATTTTTATCAATTTCTGATACCTTTTCAACAATTTCTTCAGCAATATCTTTTAATTCTTTATCGACTTTTGGGTTGATATTACTTTCATATAATTCTCTGACCAATTTTTTGACAGACTTATCAATCAGCTTGGAAGAATTTTGAAAATTCCCTCTGAGAGATTCATTTAGATTATCAGCAATGTCTTGAATTTTAAGATCAATGCTTTCACGAATCTCATCAAATTTATAATCATTATCTGAAATTAATTCATTTTTAATTTTTCCAGAAATGATGGTGAATTCGCCTACAAGATTTTCTCTTGCCGATTCCAAATATTCCTTGAGAGCTTTTTCTTTTCTCCTACCCTCATTCTTAATATCTTGAATCTTTCTCGCTTTATTATGTTCTAAAATTTCAAGAGATTTCTTTACAGCATTTCTCTTTACTCTTTTTATTTCTTCAAGAATTTCTTGTTTTTTATCTTCGATAATTTCAGAATTATCAAAATTTTCTTCGATAAGCTCTTTAACCTCTAAATCTTCATCTTCTTCATTCTCAATATTTGATTCAAAGATTTCAACTGGTTCGCTTTCTGAATTGAAATAAATTTCTTGTTTCCCTTTCAGAAGTAAGAAAGGATATTGTGCTTTTTCGTTTCCTTCCTCTACAAGAATAGATACGATTGGATTTCCGTTTTCTTCGGAAATCTTTTCAGCCACATATTTATTTTCGTTTATCTGCACCTCAAAAACACCGAAAAAGACTTCTTGAAAATCTTTAACTTGAAGGATGTTTAGAGGAGAGTTAGACGAGGTAATTTTCACCTCTTCGCTAAACAGTCTCATCTTTTATATTTAGTCAAATGGTTATTATGTCAATGAATTTTTATATTCTTCGAAGGTAATTGCGAAATATTCCAAATAATCGTTATGATTAAATATGTGTATCGAATTTGATATTTTTTTGATAGTATGGTAGCCGATTATTTTTAATTTACACAGCATTGGCGATGTCAATTTTGTTCTTTGGATGAAATCACTTTCCGATGTAAAATATAATACATCTTTATTATTTATAATAATTTTAAATGGTTTCGATTTTGGTTCTACATATGTCTTTGGTTTGTATTCTTTGAGTTTTTTCCCTTTCCTTGGATGAACATAACCATCGCCATATATTTCATCTGCTGTTTTCCCCTTTCTCGGGTCTTCCCATTCAGAGTTGCTAATCCGTTCTTTCATGGATTTTCCTGTTTGACGGGCAGATATTTCAGGACATTTTTTACCCCTCCTGTAATGACCAGTGTTACTTAAATTTGCATCGTCACCACCGTCTAATATATTCGTCAAATATCCACTACAATCTATCAACTTACCACATTTCTTTATTATCTGTTTTTCTATTTGATATGCTCTATATTCTGGGATATTCTTATAAATTACTATCCTTTTAAATTCTTTGTTTGGAAAAGTTTCCACTAATTCCGTATGTAATTTATTCCTTTTTATATGTTGGACTCTTGCATTTGTGCCTATGCCAACATAGAAAGGTTTTTTAGTTATTGGATTGATATCTAAATATACATTAATTAACATATATTTATTTAGTCCAAAGTTAAGGTAATTTAGAAATATTACATGACTAAGAAGGATAGGGGATCGAAATCTCCGTATCCACCTTCGATCAAGAATTGTTCCAATTCTTTTTTCTCTGCAACACCTTCTGACAAAATGGAATCACCATTGATAGAACCACCACCAGGTAAACCTACACCACTAATCTTAGTGAGAATTCTACCCCACATAACTTTACATAAAGCAGTGGAGTATTCCAATACCCACTTTTCTTTCACCAAATCTTTGAGCGGTTTTTCCACATAACATTCCAACAAACCATAGAATGTGGTATTTTTTGGTTGTGGTAACAAACGTAAATATTGTGTTCTAGGGTCAAAATGAACATCTCTTCTCGTGGCAAACATTTTTTCTCTGGTATCGATCCAATCTTTGACAGTATGCCAAGAAAGAATATCAAAACCGTAATTCCCAAGAGAATATGCGTGGTAAGATTGTTGCGCCATGGTTTGTTCCACGGAGAACAATGTGTTCACACCAGTCGTAGAACCTTCTTCAAACGATATAACATCAACGACTTTTCGATAATCCATGATATCATAATCGAACATATTGTTGTAGGTGCGGACATCTTCTTTTGGTTCACATTGAACAGTGAAAGGTTTTTGATAAGATTGTTGGAACAACGAACTCAAAGAAGGATTGAATCCGACAAATGAGTCATAGGTAGCTTTATCAATAATTTGCATCTGTGTAATACCATCGGATGGAACTACAGCACTCAAAGACGAAGAAGAAGCAAAATAAGAATTCGGTATGGTTGACAAAGAAATATACAACGCATCAGGAATCTTCACTTCATAATCAGGATTAGGTCCGAGTTTCTTATCATTTAATTTTTCCGATGGAGTATATCCAGAATTTGCCACAGTGAAAAGAGTGTCTAGTCTGATCCCTTTACCACTTTCATATAATCCACTATTAAAAATTATATATTCTTTGGAATATCCAGCGTATTTCGTATAGAAATCCGTTGCCATCGAAATTGCTTCATAAAGTTGGTCATAGTGCAATTCAACATTGATCATTGGATGTCCTAGTAATCTCAAGATTCTTTCTCCCAAACGTTGATAACACTCGATCTTTGAATTGAGATTAGTGGACATGAAAGCTGAAATTGGTTCTACTTGACAAAGGCTCATAGAATTATTTAATAAGCTAAATAATAATATGTCATTTGAATCCAATAATGGTTCTGTTTATTATCAACTTTCTTGCGGTGTCCCTACTGTTTCAGGGTGGAATGCTAATACTAATAATGGTTCCAAATATTATTACCTTTCTTCCAACGATTTCATACTTTGGGGGCAAAGCACCGTTTTCACTCATCCATCGGCTAATAATGGCAGTCAATATTATTTTTATGTGTGTGACAAATCGACTGACACTGGGTGGTCTGCTTTGTCCAATAACGGAACTAAATTCTATTATAACTCAGCATTCAATTGTGTAAGCTTTTGCGGATAAATAATATCATGGATTTATGGATTTTCTTAATGCAAAACGCGCAAACTATTTCAATTGTCATTGGATTGGTAAGCACCTTCTTGGTTTTTTTCAAAAAAATTAAAAAATTTATTATTAAAAAATATGAACAACATAAAATTTATAGTAAATCTAAACATGAAATACCAGAAATTTTACAAGAAATTAAATCGGGGATTGGTAATTTAGATACTCGAATGAAGAATGTTGAATATGAAATCTCCCCTAATGGTGGTGGTTCAATGAAAGATTCTCTGAAAATTATCAAAGCAGAAATAGAAGCAATGTTTTGGTTGAACCCGAAACCATCTTTTCGCACTACTTCTAAAGCAATGAACATTCAAGTTAATGAAGCATATTGTCATTTGTGTGCGACATCATCGGAAGAATTACTTCGTTTGAATTGGAAAAATTTCATAGAAGATGAAAGTCAATTGGACGACTACATGCGTAGATGGGAAGAATCTACTGATGCCTTTTCGCAATTTTCTGGCAAATTAAAATTCAAAAATTCTCGTGGAGAATCTATGGGCGAATGGCTAGTAAAAGTTCGTCCTCTTGGATCAATAGAAGAAGGAAAAGATTATTTGTGGAACGGGTCAATTTATCCGTTCGATCAAAAATCAAAAGAGTGTGCTAGGAATTTTAATATTCCTCTGAATTAAACTGGAGGTGCTTCCTCTACTGGTGGTGCTTCCTCTGCTGGAGGTGGTGCTTCTCCACCGCCCAAATCAGCTTCTTCGCCACCTCCTATAGCGGCTCCTCCACCTCCGAAGTCTGGAGGCATACCACCTCCGCCTCCACCACCGCCACCTAAGTCGCCGCCTTCTCCTCCCGCAGCACCTTCAGCTTGTTGCGCTGCAAGTTCTTTCCAGTTAGGTCCGTTGGCTTTAATTTGCTCAATTTCGTATAGGAACTCTGCTTCATTTCTCAGGAAATGGCGATTAGCAAGAATGTCTGAATCTTTCCAGTCCAAATATTTTTTCATGGCAAAAGTTTTGGAGACAAATTCGCTGTTTGTAATACTGGTAAAGGTGTTAATTTTTAGTTCCAGTTTTTGACTTTCTCTCATGTCATAGAAATTCGTCGGAACATTAAATTCCACTTGAATATTATCTTCGAAAAGATCGTATTCTTCGAACATTTCTTTGAATTTGAGATGAGTGACAAATGCTCTTTTGATACCTTGGGCAAATCTTTGTTGTTGACGGATGATCATCTTCGCAAATTTGAGTTCTTCACGAAGCATTTCTGTCCCGTCATTATAACCCGTTTCATTGTTAAGACGAGAAGTTGGAGTCTTCAGAGAACGATAAAGTTTCTTAATGAACCAATCCAGCGGTTCCATGTTACCATCTGATTGTTGACCACCAAATGTTTCAACAGTTGTTGCTTCTTGTCCTTGTCTCTTAGCAAACCAGAAAGAATCCAGAGTAGATTGCGGTGCATATTTTTTAACAATATCACTTTGATCCAAATCGAAAGTCTTGGTAGACCAATATTGGGATTGCAATTTTCTCAGATATGCTTCAGCTTGAGGAACTGGCAATCTACCAACATCAACATTGAAAAGGAAACGAAGAGGGGCATGAACCATTCTATGGATAACCACAGAATCTTCGATCATCGAAAGCTGTCTATAAGCTCTACGGCAATTCTCAATGAAAGGAATAATAAAATCTTTTGTTTCATTATATTGTCCGCTATTCACATAAAGAACTTGGTTCTTTTCAAATGGAATATATTCATAGCGTTCGACTTTTTTATTATCGATGCTAGAAAAAATAGGCTTTTTATAAATGAATGCTTTGACCAACATCGTCTGGATGTTGTCATAAACGGGATCAAATTGATCAGCAGGAAGATTTTTAATAGCAACAACACCTTGTTTGATATAATCATCTTTCAGAATCAATTCGAAAAAGAGTTCACCTTCAACAAGAAATTGTCGGAAATAATGCCATCCATTGTCATCCAAGTCCAACATGGAACAGAATTTAGAAAATTCTTTTTGTAATTCTTCTTTTTTATCTGATTCTAAATCAGCGTTACGGAAATTAAGAGTTACGATTTCTCCATCTTCATCGACGTTAATAGTTTCGTCACAAATCTCGTCCAAAGCATCTGCCACTTCAGAGTAAGCAGCAATCATACGGTAGTCTCTAAGACGACCTGGTTTTTCTTCTGATGCTTGGGAATACATCAAATCCGTAAAGGATTTGTCTTGGTAAATTGCTGAAAACGCTGTGTTATTCCAGTCGTTATTAAGAGCTACGGAGTTCTTAGCAATCGCTTCAGGTCTACGTAACCCGATTTTTTGGAAATATTTATATTTCGTATTCTTTGCTTCATCAGGAGTTTGCTGAATAAAATTCCCACGATTCTTCAAATAAGATTGCATATTCCTATCAAAAGTGGAGCCTTTACCATCGCTCCCTTGATATTGTTTGTTTGAAGATGGTGTTGTTGAACTTCCTATACCCGCCATATTTATTATTTAGGGGGATTTGTCAATTATTCAATTTAATTTCTAAAGTATTTACCTTCACCCTTTTCCCATTTTTGGATTTTTAATAGTTCGGCTCTGGCATCTTCCAAAGAATCTTGCATCATTCTCAAGTATTCATTATCTTCGTGTTTCATACCAGCTTTAACCATATCATAAATCTCTTGCCAAAGTCTATTTATAAATTTTCTCTGATCTACAACCATACTAGATTCAGGATTAGCATCCATTTGTTCTATTTCATCATAATATTCTTGTCCATAACCCGGCCCATCTCTGAAACCATGTTCATTAGATTCTATATATAATTTAGCAATTGCGATCTGATCTTTCGTAGTCATGATATTATTTAGTCAAATTGTTTTTTTTTTATACGATGCCACCACCAAACCCTCAACATTATCAAATTCACCAAATTTGAATTTTTTACCATCTTTGGAAACAAACACTAATCTATTATCCTCAATTTCAAATTTAGAGAAGGTTGGATTCATTGTTAATTTTTTCAGACTGTGATGTTCTAAAAGTTCCGACATTTCATCAAATCTCACGATAAACTTTTCAAACGTATTTGGATCATGCCATTCATATGAGTATTTTCTATCATAACTCTTGTCAGGATTTTCAGTAACATATATCTTACAACGGTGTTCAAAAAATTTCATGCTATTATTTAGGGGGATTTGTCAATTATTCAATTAAATAACGTATTATATCGTTCTGGTTCATCTACCATCGGATTATAAACATCATCCCAACTAATATAATCTTTTAGAGTTCCTTTAGAAAAATCATACGGAACCCCGTTTATTTCAACCCAATGGTGCGTCATCAGATTTTGCTCATCACCATCTTCATCATAATATGGTTCATCCACTTCTATCTCCCCGAAAACTTTTTTGGCGATTGGAAATTCATCGATAATATAACTCACGATAAATTGACAGTTTCCGATTTCCTGATTATCCACGAAATCTTCCCACGACTCCTCACCATGATATTCAGTTAAAGAATTTTTAATATTTTCTACGATGTTATTCGAATTTAAATTTTCATAAATCAAGCCCAATTCTTTAAAATAATCACTCATTAAAATATTTAATAAGAAGCTACCCATCCAGCATCATTTGCCGTCACGAAAACCATGTTACCTGACAAATTTTCAAAATAATTGGAACTTAGCGACACCGTGACAATATTATCGTTCACCACCGTAATCGCATTCTCTGGTAATTGATAGGCGGAAATCGTGGGGAACTTGGCAGTGACAATTTCGGTGTAAATCAATTCAGGAATATTCGTATTTGCAGAGAGATACCAAGTATTATTGTAACCAAATCTCTTCCCATAGAATTGGAAATTTCTTTCGTTCAACTCAGTCACAACCAAAGAATCTCCTTGATGAATACCATTGATGAAATAATTGGTGAATTCGGGATATGCACTGATTGATATACTGTCTGTTTGAACACCCTCTGCACTGATAGCATCGAAGAGATTGTAATCACAAAATCTAGTGCTGACAGGGAGGGCATGGAAGTCTGCATTCACGACATAGATCGGTGATTGAGTCTGGTTATAATCCTTGAACAACCAACCTTTGATCGTGAATGATGTGGATGCAGAAATTCTCCATTTTGTATCAGGTGACAAATCTTTGGGATTTTCGTAGGAAATATCTCCCGACCACTGAATTTCTGAACGAATCTCATCGATAAATGGTAAATTAAATTTCTCAGGAATTTTCCAAGAAACGATAATATATGGATTACAATTTACGACGAAATTCTGGATGATCTGATCCAGATCTTCTTTGAAATAACAAATAATGTTCACATCCAGAGTGAGATTTACTGGAATTGGTGTTGGAATTTTAGCAAGTCTATTGCTAGAATCCAACTGTTTCCTATACAGAAATTGATCTTTATTTGAAATCCTAGAAGGATCACGAGCTAAACTTGTCTGCTCAATCGTTACTACTGGCAGTGTCAGTGTCTTAGCTCTATCAGAAAGATCATGAAGGACACGGTGTTTAGGTCCGTTTACATACCGAACTTCAATTTTCTCCTTCGATTGTCTGGTTTTCGCATCGTAACGATACACGAAAGCATCGTCAAATGCTGCAACAAACATATTGAGGAGTTGGGAATTTTCGAAAAAGTAATTATAGTCCTTCACTCATAATACTTAATCAACATCAATGTATTTAGCTTTAATCACATTATCGGCAATATCAGATAAAAGTTCAGATGCATAGATTTGGGGGTCGTCTGATTGACAAATAATCTCTCCACTGAAACAATTATATTCTTTGAAAAAATCTATTACTTTATCAAAAACGATATTGCGAATTTCTTCGGAATCTTCATATTCCACGATAGTATCTGTATATAGGTTGTATTGTTTTCTCATATTATTAAAAATTCCCAAATCCAATCGCTCTTTCTTGTTGCTTCAAAGGTGAGTCAAATTCTTCAACATTGAAGACATCACACAGAGCAATTTCATCATCAAAAATATGGCTGATACCACAATGTTCTCCCAAACGATTGGCATCTTTTACTGAAAGTTTACCAAAATGGTGAGAGATGTGAAGTCTCCCTTTTCTCAATAAAGCTGAATCAATTGCTTTGATATCAGCATTCATCGTGGCAACCACTTTGATTTTCAGTGAGTCCTTGAGGAAACCATCAGTCAAGTTCAACAAATTTGTTGTTGCGGAATTTCTATCACCACAAAGAATTTGTTCTGCGTCTTCTACGATCAAAGTGCATCCTTGATTCTGTAACATGAAAGAGACAAAGCTTGGTTCTGAGATAATACTAACCATCGAAGGTGGAACATAGATAACATCATTCTCACATTTCGTGATCATGTTCTTGATGAAGTTCGTCTTACCACATCCAGGAGGTCCGTAAAATACCATGAGATTATTTGATTTATCGTCAAAGAATTTCATGATCTTTTCATATGGAAATTCATCTCCATAATACAAAGGATACTCACCGTCTTTAATTTCAATATTATTGAAAGTGGTCTTTTGTTTATACAAACCTTGAGCATTCTGAGCGATCATGTAAAAGTTCTTTTCCGAATCGGGAACGAAAAGAACGTTCATATCAATTAACTCCCCCAACAATTGTTCGATAGCATTTTTATTTTTAAGAAGAGGGCAAAATGATATGGAAACAACTCCGCTTTCCAAACCAACGAATTCCACATCTTCATCATCCTCTTTATCAATTTTGTTTTCAGGTAAACCGAAATTACAACGAACCATCAAATATAAAAATTCGTTGAAATAATATCCAGCTTTGAAATCATTGATTTTATATTGATGGGTGACATCAAATTTCCATTTTCTGAAAAGATCATGGATATCATTAAGTCTTCGAGCATCTACTAGATAATCATCGAGAATAATAGTGTTCAGAGAAATATTTCCAAACTTCTGTTCAAATTCTTGAGGATAGTCAGAAGGATTCTTAAATTCACCAACTGAATTCACCCAGTAGGTTCTCTCCAGTGCTTTTTTGATTGTTTCTTTTAATTTGCTCATATCAGTTAAATCTGTCTAGGAAGAACTTGGGAAGCTTCTTCTTGTTTCTATTAATAGCATCAAAAATGCTCCCGTCAAGTATATATGTTTCACACCAGTCATCATGTGCGCGAAC